GCAACGTCGTGCAGCGTGCGATGGCGGTCGCCGATCTTTTGCGAAAGCAGGGCATGCATGTCGCCGCAGTCAACCGGATCGTCGATGGCAAGTCGCGTTCGGCGATCGCGTTCGGCCACGAGCAGACGACGCTCGTCTTCGTCGACAGGCCGCGCCACGATCGCATGCAGACCGAAGATGTGGCCGACGAGGTCGTCGATTCGTACGAGCTTTCCAGGCAACACGTTGTCGATCTGCCGGCAGAATCCGATGAGATCGTCGGCTTGACGAATCGTATTGTCGATTTGGAGGACACAATCGAATGGGTTCAGAAGCGGCTTGCGAAGATGCTCGGTCTGGAAGATTTACCTCTCGTCGGAGAGTCGTTGGACGCTATCGAGATCGCGATTGCACCGAAGGAATACGACGACGAGTTGCTCTTGGAAGCTGCATCGTTTGCAAACGCGTCCGAAAGGTTCACGAGTCCGAACGATCGTTTGCCCAAATCGAAGGAATTGGAGCATGCGAAGAAGGCGATACGAGAAGACCATACGTCAACGTGGTATCGCGTTTGCCGTGCCTACGTAAACGGCGCGCTGCGTTCGTCGCGCAATCCGTAGGTCGCATCCTTTCGATGTGACCTTCGTCGAATCCCTTTCCCTCGTCCTCATTGCCGTCTCCGCCGCGTCCTGCTACCGCAAAGCACCCTTTCCAGCCTTCGCCCTCTTCGTCGCGTTTATCGCCAACCTCGTCTATCTGCTGTATGGGTTCAACCCGGACGTCGATCCGAACGAAACCATTCGGCTCATTTCCAACCCAAACGAAGCCATACGCTTCGTTTCCGCCCTCGTCGGTCTCGTCGGCGCCGTCGAATTCGGAAGGGGAGTCGAACGGATGAAGAGACGGAATCCGGTATCGATACCGGATTCGCTTCGGAAGGTCGACGCATCCGCATGGATCGGCCTTGTGCTTCTTGCATCGATGGGGGTCGACGGATTCGGGATGATCGTCTTTCGACTGACCGACGTGTGGATCGTGCCGGAAGCGACGATTGGCATTCTTCTTTCGGTGATTGCGCTGGGGTTGTTTGGGAAGGAGAACGCGGGATGAACGAGCACGAATCGACGAACGGAATCGACCCGTTTCTGTCGTACGACGAAGCCTTCGGATGGTTGCTCGGAGTTCATGGTGCGATGATTCGGATCATCGAAAACCGCGAGTTCCATTGGCTCATGTCCATGGCGGCATCCGACGCAATGCGGTGCGCAGACAAGGCATTGCGGTTGATCGCCAGACGAGACGTCGGCGGATGCGTTGGCTATGAAGCCGAGCTTCGTAGTAGAGCGAAGGATTATTTGCGCGGCAAGGGTGTGACTTCGTCGGGATCCGTGTCGGCGCACAAGCTCAGGGCCGCACGCTATCTCGCAGCCTGGTTCGTATCGGTCGTCGCATCGATTCTGGAGGCGATCGACCACGATCGGGAAATCTCCGAAGGTGAAACGAAGTGAACACGGTTTTTGACAACCGATGCGACGAGGATCCGCTGGACGCGTTTCGCGCGATTCGCGATCGATGCGACAAACTATGCGACGATTTCGCAAGGCAGGTGCACGCGTCCGAGAAGATGTGTTTCATCGACGTCGGCAAAGCCGGAGGAAGTCGCGAGGAAGCCGAGTTCTTTTCGGACGAACTCAAAAAACGTGGGTGCGGTGCGTTCGTACAGGACGCCAAGATCTACGCATGGGGCGATGCGTTCAAGGAGGCGATGGAACGCAAAGCGTTGAAGCCGCTCCCCATCGAACCATTACCGCGCGATCCGGAAGTCGAAAAGACGATTTGGATGTGGCAGTTTTCGTTTTGGCAATAGGAGGACAAACCGTGATCATCGCAGCCCTTCTTATCCTCGGAGGATCCCTTCTGTTCTTCGCCGTCGTGTTCGTCGCGGTCCTCTTTTCCATCGTGCTTCCGATGCGAGAGCAGCTCGCCGAATCGCAGGCCGAGATCGAAGAACTTCGTGCAAAACAGGCCGAACACGAAGATACGATCGCCCGCGACGCATGGGCGACGATCGGTCTGTACATGGTCAACCGACGCGAGATCAACGAACTCGCGAAGAGCACCTACGCGTTCGGACAAAAGCTTGCGTATGTCGAATCCACAACGGGAAGCGCGTTCGACGTCGACGCGGCTCCCATCACGGAAAAACGTACGACGACGGAAGCACCCATCACCTCGCGGAGTGGACGATGAACGGAAGTCGAGTTTGGCGAGATCTTGCGATCGGGTGGTTCGATGCAATGAACCTGGAAATCGGCCGACATTTCGCCCGCTCGTTCCTGGACGATCTGCATCGCGCGCTCAACATCGGAACGGAGGAAGAGCTTCTCGATCTTCGTTTTAAGTGCGATATGCGAAGGCATCGCGTCGATGAGATCGTGCGAACTCCGGAGGAGGATCGCCTTATCGGAGGCGCGTGGGAATTCCATCTCTTATGCGAAACCTTCTTCGTCGCACTCTGCGATCTTGCGCTGGAGGACTTTCGGTACAAGCGGTTCGTCGTTCACTTCTACAAAATGATCAACGACGAAGAACCCTGCGATTCCGCAATCGTCACCGCGTCCACGCATTTTGAAGACGCTCATATTTACAACGTCGCATGTCGTATGACCGTCGAACGCGGGATGCAAACCTTCACCTACGAAGAGACGCCATGAACCCTTGGGACAAAGTGCAGACCACATACGCCGCGTATATCGACGCGGTTTGCAAAGAACAACTCGCCAACATCTCGCACATGTCCGCTCGTCATGCCGATCCGGACGGCGAACTTTGCAAAGCCAAACACGCCGCGTGGGATGCATCGAAGCGTTTCAAATCCACGACATTCGTCGATCACGTACAGTCCGTCCATGAAGCCATCGAAAGCGGCATCCCATGCCCTTGGTGAACTGGACGAACGACGGATGACGATCCGGTATCGATACAGGATTCCGACCATTTCGATTTGCATCATCGAAGGCGAAAGGAAATCCCTTCGATGCCCCGCAAATCCGTCAAGCTTTCCGCTCCCGTTGCCGATCCTCCGAAACCGATCGTCGATCCTCCCAAACCCGTCGTTCCCGCTCCTCCTCCGAAAACGGAAGTTCACATCGAAGGAAAACGAGACGACGACGGCAAAACACTGAACGAACTCGTCGTGCAGAAGATATCGATCCCTTCGACTTCCAAAATCAAAGGAAAGCCGAAAACCGAGTTCAAAAAATATCTCCGGATCTTCGTTCGTCCGGACGAATCGCACAACGAACCGGACTCGCGATGCGACGAGCACGAGCCGGAAGATGAGGCCGCTTTGAAGCGCCTGTTTGCAACCCACGGCGATGGAAGCGGATCCGAAATTCGCGTTCGGATGAACGTCACATCGACGGGAGACGAAGAGTTTTTCTTGGACGTATGGTATCCGAGAAAAGACGATGGCGACGAAGATGCGAAATTTGCCGCCGTTCTCGTCGATCCGAAATCCCCCATCGCCGACATCGTGTCGGATTTGCTCTACGCAATGTCGGACGAAGATCCTCCCAAAGACTTCCAAACACGCGACGCATTGGAAGATGCCGCGGAAGAGGGCTTGCCGTTCAAGGTCGAAAGCGAATCGATCGAGAAACTGTTGAGCGAATATGACATGCCCGGAGACCTGCCCGCGAGCATCTACTCGCTCCCCGAGCGGCTCCGTTCGATCTTCCGCACTGTGAAGGGACTCGGCAAATGAGCATTCCCGCATTCAAGTTTGTCGACGGCAAGCTCGTGGAAGTACACGGGTTCAAGGAATGGCCAGCCGAGATTTATGAGAGAATTCCAAAGCCGGACAAACCGAAGCTCGTGTCCGTCGCGCTCACTCCTCGCGAACGTCGCGCGTATGCGCGAAAGGGCAGACCGAGAAGGCAGGCCAAGCGGATCGCAAAGCATTCGACCGAATTGCGATGGCCGATGATTTCGCACACGTCGCACGTCGTTTGGTATCGTCATGCGATCGGCATGGCCGATCCTCCCCGTTTCCCTTGGCAGGAGCCTTCGCTTCGCGTCGTGTGTTTCGTGTATCTGCCCAAAGGAACGGAAGTCGACGATGCCGTCCTGGATGCCGTTGCAAGATGGCACCATGAAACATCGCGTTAACGTTTTTGTTTCATCGGTCATAAATCATACAAATACTATGTTTCATGGTGAAACAAAAATGTTTCATTCATGTTTCGTCGTATTGTCGAACGGGGGCATTTCGGGCACACTTCCGGCATGCTCGACGTGATGCGCGAACGGGAAACCATCCCGGTTCGCGTTCTTTCTTCGCTCGAATTTCGAGCCGTTGCAGAGTCGTTCGACGTGCCCCTGGAGAAGACTCCGCTGAACGTTTTGGCTCTCATGCTTGCGATCGGCACCGGACGATTTCCGCGACTCGTATTTGCGTACGAGCCGTGATCCGGTATCGATACCGGAAAGCTTTCCATGCCCAAATCGAACTCAAAATCCGACGTGTTCCCGTTCCTTCGCGGCCTATTTGGAAAGGCCGGATCGAAAGGTTCCGCGGCAAAGGTTGAACAACGCAAGGCCGATGAGGAGGTGCTCGATCGCGGCGCAAGCGTATCGCTCGCCATCGCCGAACACTTCGCACCCCTTGCAATGTTGACGAACGACCCACAGTCCGTGACGCTTGCTCTCGCCGCCGTTCGCGAATCGCGCGAATGCGTCCGCGCGAGGAAGGAGGCGACGGGGGGAGGTTTGGCCGGAGGAACGCAGACGGGACAATCCGTCACCGTCCGGATCGAACACTCGGGCGAGTACGTGTCCGACGATTTCCACGACTTCAAGACGCCGTCATCGAATTCTCCGAGTTAGGTGGCGAGTTTGTCGGCGTGGTTTTGAGCAGCCTGTTTTGCCTCGTCCAACGTGTTGAAGTTGTCGATGTGATGGTGTTCATTCGGCGGACGATACGACAACGGGAAATACCAAACCTTTCGCGTCTCATCTTCTCGCGTCGGAACGATGTTCCATCGATGCGAAATGACATACGGTCCCGCGACGGATAGCGGAGCGGTGTTAGAGTTTGCCGGGATGAACTGCCAATCGAGTTTGTTGCTCATGGCAAGAGAATAACACGAATTTCGGCATGAGCCTCATCTTCCAATTCCGGCCGGATCATCGCAGGCCAAGTAGTGCGCTGACGCGTTTCCAGGATTGGATGTACCATGTCACGATCCGTCGGAAATATCGAAACGTCATCGGAGTCGCGGCACGACGCTCCGGCAAATCGGTCATCTCGCGACTGCTCGTTTGGGCATGGGGACTCGATGATCGACCGGGGGATATCGGATACATGGCTCCGACGCTCGGAGCTGCAAAGCGCTACCTATGGCGTCCCCTGATGCTCGATTTGATCGATCCGGTTGCAAGGCAACTGGTCAAGAGCGTCAACCAATCCGACTTCACGATCGAGTTTGTCACCGGAACGCGACTCACCCTTTTCTCGGCAGATGCGTACGAGCGCGTCCGCGGCGAAGGTCTCAAAGGATTCATCACCGACGAATCGGGCGATCCCAAGTTCACCGGAGAAGTGTTCGACGAAGCGGTTCGTCCCGCGCTCGCCGCCGACAAGGGTCAACTCGTCCAGCTCGGAACCCCAAAGGGCAAAGGACGCTTCTACCAGGATTGGTTGAAGGGCGATCCGAAGAACCCGGACAAACTCGAAAACTACGTCTCCTGTCAGGTAACGGCGATCGAAGCCGGAATCATTCCTCGCGAGGAAATCGAAACCGAACGGGATCAACGTCCGGCACGGGCCTTTCGTCAAGAGTACGAGGCGAGTTTTGAGAACGTCGGGACGTACATTTACGACGAGTACAACGAACACGTCCACGTTATCAGACCGGGGCAAATGCCCGCGCGATTTGATGAAATCGCGGTCGGAGTCGACTGGGGCGTCGCCAAGCGCGGAGTGATGCTCGTCGTCGGTATCGTCTATCCGAAAGAGCAAGACGAGTTCGGAATCGTCGACGACCTTCCAACGATTTACATCATCGAAGAGCACTCCGACGATCACGTGCCATACACGAGCAGCGGTTGGTGGAAAGTCGCGGAAGGCATCCAACGCGAATGGGCTCCGAACTATTGGATCTACGACCCGGCCCAGACGATCGACGAATATGCGAGCAAGTTGAAGTTCGTCTTGAACGACTGGGCAAAACGGAATTCCAATCGAAAACCTCCCAAGGTCATGCCCGCGAACAACGCGGTTCGTCCGGGTATCTCGACGGTACAGGAGTTCCTGCATTACTCCGGATACAGAGGCGAACGAATCGAATCGACGACCTACTCGCCTCCCCATTTGTTCATCGTTCGCGGCGACGACGGTCCGCGTAAATGCGTATATCTTCGCGACATGTTTCCGAAGTACCAATGGAAGCGACTGCGCGGAGCTGGAGATGACGGCGAAGCCGAAGAGATTCCCGTGAAGAAATCGGACCACGAACTCGACGCGCTTCGTTATATAGCTCACACTTTATTTGGGCATATCAGAGGGCACGCAAACCTCAGAAGTGAACAAGGCGGCGGGTGGTAGTTTGACGATCTTGGGTATACTAAAGGTATGCCTAGAATCCGCACAGATCTTCAAGAAACCACCGAACGCATCGTCTTCAACGGAGTCCCGTATCGTCGTTATCCGAACTCGCCGAAGCTCGAACTGCGCAACTACTTCATTTGCTCCAAGGGCAAAGATAATCGCGTTCGACGGCTTCACTAAGCGATTTGGGAACATCACAACGGACCAATCCCCGAAGGGCATCACGTTCACCATAAAGACGGGAATACGCTCAACAACGACATTTCCAATCTGGAGTGTTTGTCGAACAAAGAGCACCGTCGAACGCACTGGACTCCCGAAGACGCAGAACGTGCAAGGAAGATGGCGGAAGACGCAAGGCCGTTGACCAAAGCATGGCACGCGTCCGAAGAAGGTTTGAAGTGGCACTCCGAAAACGGGAAGAAGGTTTGGGAAAACCGAGAAGCTACAGCGCGCACGTGCATCGAATGCGGTAACAACTTCATGTCGAAGTGTCCGCGCCCTTCTCGGTTTTGCGGTAATAACTGCAAACAACGCGCATATCAACGCAGCAAACGTGAATCGTTGGAAAAGGTGTGCAAGTGCGGAACAGCATTTAAGACGAATCCGTACCAACCATGAGAACACTGTTCGCATTCATGCGCGACCAAATCCGCATGGGACACTCGCAAGAGCAACATTTGAACGACGAAATCCTCCGTTGGTTTTCCGAGAAGGTAGCGAAACACAACGAAGGGATTCGCATCGTCCGCGTCCCTTCTCCCGACGGATCGATCGTCCGCTTTCTCGTTGCCCCCGCAGACAGGTTCAAGGATGAGCTTCTGCCCGCGCAGCGTGCGCGTCAAATCGACGCGGGAGCCCTTCCTCCGGAGATATACGGACACGACCTCTTTGAGCTTGTAAACGGCAACGTCGTGCGACTGCGGGACGGTTCGCGCGTGAACCTTGCGGACGCCGCACACCTTCGCACGATCCTCGATCGGTTCTTCGTCCCCGGTACGTACGATCATCGAATGCTTTCGCAGTGCATCGACGATATCCGCGAAGGACAACGCGCAATTCGCAAATCGCGGTCATGATCGGGATATGAATCGACAATTGGACAAGGCCCAAACCAAACAATCCGATTTTTGGTATCCGATGTGTTCATGTCATCGGAAATCGTGTCGTTCTGCTCGTCGTTGCATGAAACGCATTTCCGTACGCGCACGTCGACGCGAGTCGTTCCTGATTGTGAAGAACGAACTTTGCTCTTGATTTCTTTCCGGTATCGATACCGGATAGCTTCCCATGCATCCCTCTCCATCCGAAAGCAAGGCGACTGCCGAACGCATCGCGTGCGCAAACCACACCCCGCGCTATCACCGGCTCGATAGGTTCGAGCGGTATGCGAAGGGCACGCAATATGAAGGCCGCGCGTCTTGGTGGAATTCCGACGTTCCTCTTCAGGAGCGAGCGCCGTGCATCCGTGCTCCCATCGCGGAGCGCGCCGTAAGGTCGCACGTCGACCTCTGCCTTGGAGAAGGACGCTTTCCGCGCATCACGTCGCACCTTTCGGAGGACGATTCCGCCTTCGATCCGGACACGGGACTTTCGGAGAAGGACTCGCAACTTCTCGACAGGTTCGTCTGCGCGATCGTCGACCAAGCCAAACTCATCGACGCATCGGTCGACGGATTGACCAACGGTTTGGAATGCGGAACTTCCGTCGCGATCGCGCGCATCGACGACGAACAAAAACTCGCGGTCGATCTCGAACTCGCCAAACACTGCACTCCGACGCTTTCGCCTTCGGGCAAATTGCAGCGACTGGAGATCCGCTACCCCTACGTCGCCGAAGTCGAAACGAACGAGCCCGGCAAGGGTCGCGTCTATTCGTACGAGTGCCGTCTCTATCGCCGTGTCATCGACGAGCAAAGGGACACGACGTATCTGCCCGCGAAGGCATCGGAGAACGGCGGAGAGCCGGATGCATGGATTCCGAATCCGGTTCTCACCTTCGATCACAACCTCGGGTTCGTCCCGGCCATTTGGTGGCGACGGGGCAAGAAGAAGACGACGGCCGCGGAAAACGACGGCTGCCCGATCCACCAAAATCTGCTCGACGAAATCGACGGTCTGAACTTCTCGCTATCGCAGCGTCATCGCGCCGCACGCTACGCGGGAGACCCGCAGATTTGCGAATACGGCACGTCCCCCGAAGACGTCCACGCGCCGCAGGGGCGACCGTCCCGCAACGCATACGCGGGCGACGGAGACCATCCGAGCAACCGTCGCTGGATCCTGGACAGCAAGGGACAGCCCATGCGTGCCAAGGGACCAGGCACGATTTGGACCTATGAAAACCCCGCGGCCAAGTGCGAGTATCTGACGCTTCCCGCGGGTGCGCTCGAAAGTCTCGTCGGCGACGTTCGCGATCTGTACGCGATGCTCCGCGATGCAATGGGATACGTCGACTCCGACCCCGCGAATATCAAGATCGGCGGCGACGTTTCCGGCAAGACGCTGGAGTGGCTCTACACGAATGCGATCAACTACTGCAACCGCATTCGTCCGGACTTTGCCGACTGCTTCCTCCTTCCGCTTGTCTCGCTCCTGCTTCGGTTCGTCGCGGTCAAACACAATGCGGGCGAGTCGCTCAACATTCCCGGGTTCGCCAAGGCCGCTCCGCTCGTTGCCAAGTTCTCCAAAGACGGCAAGTGGCAACCCCCCGCGATGCGATGCATTTGGGGCTCATACTTTCCTCTCTCCGAGAGCGACAAGAAGGCCAAACAGGAACGCGTTCTCGCGGCCTTGGAAGCCGGGATCATCACACGACAAACGGCCGTCGAAGAGATCGCCGCGCTCTATCCGACGATCAAGGATCCGGCCGCGTACCTCAACGCCCTGGAGGAAGAAGCACAAGAGAAGCTCGCAGCGCAGCACGATGCGATGGCGGCTCTCGCGAACGCGGGTCAACCCCCTCCGAACGAAGAGGACGACGCCGCAACGGACGAAGGTTCGGAAGTCGAAACCGACGCGCAACCGGCTCCTCCGAAACCGAAGAAGCCGATCGCAAAGCCGAAGAGCGCGAAGCCGGGAACGAATCCGGTATCGATACCGGATCGGGGCAAGAAGCGACGCGAGGTCACTCGGAAGGATCGCGGAAAATCAGGTTGACCTCTTCCTTGAATTCGTGAAGTGGCAATTCGCCTTTGGCATAGTCGCACATCGCGGATGCCAACCTATCTTCCCAATCATTGGAGCTTTCGGCACATCCTTGAAGGATTTCTCCGAGATAGCTCCAAGCGGCTTCCCAGTCGGGGACGTGATCGGGGAGTTCGACTGTGTTGAGTTGATTTCGCAGATCATTCACGGAAATGATTCCGTCGGCGAACCGAAATAGGCTTTCCGCAATCGACTTTTCTCCAATGCCGGAAAAGTGATCGATAAGCACTCGCCACGCTCCAACGTAATCGAAAGTTCGATCCAACGCTTGCGACACTTCCCCAAAAGCTCCGACTCGTTCGCAGATGTCCACCGCTTGCCATGCCTTGCGCTCCGCCGATTCGATCGACGTGTGATACAGCGAAGCCTTGAACGCTTCCGTCCAGATCTTGCGTTGGCGCGGCAATAGCGTTCGACCCTGTACGTTTCGATTTTCCATGACGATTCTCCTCTTGTCCTTCGCGAGCACGATTCGATGATGCGATCCGTTTCTCCACTTTCCGACCGCGCACGAGGCGCGAGCGGCGAACTCGTCAACGACGTCGCGATCGACCTGCTCGGTCTCGCCGCCGTCGCACGTAAAGCCCATTGGAACGTGCGCGGTCCGCTCTTCGGACAACTGCACGAGCTATTCGGCAAACTCTACGACGAATGCGCTTCGCGGGCCGACACGCTCGCGGAGCATGCGGCGATGCTCGGTTTGTCTGTGCGCGGAGATCATGCGGAGATCGCCAAGAGCGCCGAAGCCGATCCGATCGGCGAAGAGAAGGACGGCATCGAACTTTGCTCGCTTCTCGTCGATCGAATCCGCGCGACGCTTTCCGAAATCGAAACGGCACGCAAGGAAATTCGACGGCTCGGAAACGAGGACGGGTTTCAGCTCGTCACGGACGCTTCGATCGCACTGTCCAAACTCGGATGGATAATCGGCGCGTACATCGAAGACGATGCCGAAGGACCGGAGACCGACAAAACTTCCCGTTCCATTCCGCCGAACCGTGCTTCGACCGACGACTGATCGAAATTCGGTATCGATACCGGAAACTTTCCATGCCTACGCAAGCCGAACGAGACGAGCACGATGTGTCGCTCCGCACGCTTCTCGCCCTCGAAAGTCTCGCGATCGGGGTCGTACAGGACGCGACGATCGGACTGCCGAAGGATCCCGACGAAGCATCCGACGAACTGCGTTCGCGACTGTCCGCTTCGCTCGTCTCCGCACGAACGGCCGCGCGAGTTCAGGGAACGAACCGACTACGCGCCGAATATGAAATCGTTCGGCGATACGCACGAACTCAAGGATACCGAATGGGACCTCTTGCATTCCTCTCGCGTCCCATCGCGTCCGACGTAGAAGAGGCGGGGAAGTGGGCCGACGACATCGCCAAGCTCGTTCACAAACGCGCATCCGACGCCGACGTCCGAAATGCCATTTCCCGGAGCAAGGGCAAGCTTTCCGCAAGCGCACGTGCGGTCGTGGACGACGCATGGAGCGACGAACGAAACCGCGTTCTGCGGGCAACCCGTGCGCAGCAGAAGGAAGCCGACATCGTCCCGTTCGTGGGCACCGTCTGGGATGCGCGGATGGACGCGGCGACGTGCCCGCGATGTCGGGATCTCGACGGCACGATTCGTCCGATCGGGATCGCATTTCCGAACGGCGCGATTCCCGGAAAGGTCCATACGCAGTGCCGATGTCTTGGGGGCCTAATTTTCGCTCCGACGATCGTTTCCATTTCCGACAGAGAAGCCGCGTAAAACTGCCATGATCGACGCCATCGTTTGTCCCGCGTGCGAATCGCTCGTCGAGCCTTCGCGTCGCAAGCTGCCGAGCACGCAGATCACGACCGAAAGAGGGTCGACCAAGTATTCGGCGCCGACGCTCGCGTTCGGATACTTCTGCCCCTCTGACGGGTGCGGAGCGCGTCTCGATCGGGCCATGGAAAAGGCCCAAGGCGAAGCCGCGAAAGTCGCATACTCGGACCCCTTCGTCGTCGAAGAGCCGTATATCGAACCGATCGAAGTTGTTCCGATTCAAGACAAACGACACGCTTCCGTTCGTGTTGCCAAACCCGCAACGACGGTCGAGGACGTCGAATCTCGCATTCGACGCGAGCACGAAGAAGCGTGCCGAGAAGAGCAGGAATTGAAGGCACGGATCGAGCACGTCGCCAAACAACGCAGGAAGCTCGATCTTTTGATCGCCGCATTGGACGCGGCACGAGAACCGATTGCGGCGGAGTGATTTCACCATGAAGAAATGCATTTGTTGCGGCGCCGAATCGGACGCGTCGGCCGTCGCATGCGCGAATTGCGGCGAAGGATCTTGGTCCTCGGTTTCGATTGTCGAAGCCAAGGAATCGAGCGTCAAATCGACGACTTCCGAATCCGGGACACCTTCGCTTGCAAACGACGATCCCGACACGGCCGTCGATGCTCCGCGTGTTCGTCGCGGCAAACGACCGAACTAGTCTTCGACTTTCCAACCAAACCCACTCTCACCACGAAAGAGGTTTTGCCTCATGGCAACGCTCTCCGGTTCCAATATCCAGGTTTTCGGTCACACGACCGTGACGGGTCCTTCGTACGATTCGTCGAACAAGGCCGTTTTCGGCTGTCACATCACGTGCGAGTTTTCCGGCACCTACGTGCAGGCCGACAACGCGCAAATCTCCGCCGTCACGACCGCGATCGGCGACAGTCTCCGAAGTGGCGACACGATCGCACTGCTCGACGCGGCCTTCGCGGCTCCCGGCATCGAGGGTTCGTCCACGGTCATCGGCGCAAAGACCGTCGCGGTTTCCGGCGCGAATATCACGCTCGAACTGACGGGCGCCGATTTGTCGACGGAGCATGCGGGAGCGGCGCTTTCCGCGCTCAGCAAGCCGCTCGCGTTCTACGTGACCTACACGCGAGTCTGATTCCCTTTCCGGTATCGATACCGGATTTCCCTTCCCTTTCTTAGTCAACCCGAGAACCGAACCCTTCGCGTTCGTCCTTACGTCCGACGGGACGGAAAAAACACGGATCCGAGGACAAACCCATGACCACCGAAGCGAATCCGAGCGGAGCGCAAGTCGCTCCGAATGCCCCCGTTCAACCCGCGATCGCCGCACCCGTCGTGCAGCCTCCCGCAACGCAGCCGAATGCAGGCGCCGACGACAAGGATCCCCCGTGGCTCCCCGATCGTCTTGCGCGTGCACAGAAGATTGCAGTGAAGGAAGGCGAAGAGAAGGGTCGCAAGGCACTTCTCGCCGAACTCGGCATCGACGATCCCGAAGTCGTCAAGAAGCTCGTTTCCGACAAGAAGAAACGGGACGAAGACGCCAAGTCGCAGGAGCAGAAGCTCGCCGAATACCAGCTCCGAGAGCAGCAAAATCAAGCGCGGCTCAAAGAATTGGAAGAGGCCGTCAAGCTCGACGCGGCGGAGCAGCTCGCCGCTTTGACCGAAGAGCAACGCAAGGCCGTCGTCGAATTGGCGGGGGATGACCCGGCCAAACAGCGCAAGGCGATCGCGGCTCTTCGTCCGACGTGGACCAAGCCCGCGCCGCAAACGACAACGGAAACGCAAACAAACGCAAACGGTTCGCAAGGTTCTTCGGTTCAACAAGTCCAAACCCAACAACAACCGGCTCCCGTCGCGACTCCACCGAAACCGGCAAGTGCAACGGCACCCGGCGCAACGGCGCCTCCCCCCGCGGGAACGGTCGTCGTGACGAACCATCTCGAAACGTACAACGCGATGAACGATCCGAAGTCGCCCCATTACGCACCGTTTGCTTCGGCCGCGTATTACGCGCGATACCAAACGGAAATCGTCGCGGCTCAAAAATCCCGCAACGCGAATTGACCCCGCGTTGCCTCGTTCTTTGAAAGGCAAAAACACTCATGTCTTCGATGTCCCGTGCGACGATCCCCGCGGAGTTCCTCGACCGAACGTCGGCCGAACTTCTGCTCCAAGCGGAGCCCGAATATTTCCATTGCAATCTCGTCCTGAACGCGACGAAGGCGCGCGTGGACTTCGGCGGCAAGATCGGCCTTCCGATTCCAGGTCGCGAGATCGCCGTCCCCGGTTTGCCGGGGTACGCCAACATGCAGGACCTCATGCAGCAGTTGGCCGGCGCTCCCGACGCAACGTACGGCCGCGCAATCAAGGTCGTTCCCGAGTTCATGGAGAACGGCGTCGGCCACACGATCAAAATCAACCGGCCCAAGTTCACCGACGGAACGGCGACGAAGGCCGTTCGCCGCATCGTGAACGGTGCGGCGATCAGCCACACCCCGATCACGGTCGGTTCCGAACAGGCGACCATCACCGTCGAACGATTCGGCGGCCCCTACTCGAACGACAATTCGCAGGTTCAGCCGTATGGGTTCGAGCGGTTCGATTTGAGCCGAATGCTTCACGATCCGAATGCGATCAAGGAATTGCATTTGGTGCGCGACTTCCGCCGCGCCGTCGATCGCTGGGGCGTCGATCTGTTCGACAACGGATCGGCAGTCTATCCGACCGGCATGACGGCGGACAACGATTCGACCGCGGTCGGAGACTTCCCGTTCTCGTACGAACTCATCACGCTCGTGTCGAAATCGATGAAGGAGGGCAAGGTTCCTCGCTTCCCGAACGGTCGCTATATGATGATCATCACGCCGCACCAAGCCCAGCAGCTCGCGGTCGACGATCAATATCTCAAACTCGTTCGCTACCACGAAGACGTCAATCCGGTCTTCAAGGCGAACTATCGCGGCACGGTCGGCGACATCGACATCTTCGAGAGCATTACGCTCAACACGGTGCCGAACTCCAGTTCGATCCCCATTCAATACGGCCAATGCTTCGGCCCGCAGTCGGTCGGCTGGGGCATGACGGAAATGCCCCGCATCGCGACCGATGCCGACGACAACTTCGGCGAAACCCCGAAGTGCATTTGGCTTTGGTATTGCGGCTTCGACGTGCTCGATTCGCGCTTCCAACGCTCCGTTCGCACTTCCTGATTCGGACACGGATCATCCAAGAAAAACGAGGAAACAGCGATGTCCAATCAGGGTTACTTCAAACAAAACATGTCCCGCAGTCCCACGACGGCGGGTACATACACCGCGATCAGCGGATCGGCTCCGCAATCCGTCACCGGCAATTCGATCTCGATTCCGAATCCGCTCGCCGGATCGGGCAACGCGATCGCACCCGGAACGCTCTCGGCTCTCGTCGTCGCCAACATCACGGCGAACTCGATGACGATCACCGGCAAGTGGCAGGTCTCCGCCGACGGATCGACCTGGTATAACTGCGCGAACGCGCCGCAAAACCCCACGGCCGTTACGATTCTGACCGGCACGGGCACGCTTGCGACGACGTCGGTCGTCGTTCCCGCTCCCGATTCCGTTTACGGATGGTCGAAGGCTCGGTTCGTCTTGACGACCGCGGCGGCATCCGGCGGCGGCGCCGGAGTCGACGAAGCCGCGATTTCGTACAACTATCGCGTCGCCCCCGCGCGCTGATAGCCCGTTCGTCGAAACGAACACATCGGAGAAGTCGTCGTGGCTCTTTTGGATTCGGAAATTCAGCGCATTCGGTTCGAGCTTGGGTACACCGTTCTCGGTGTCAATTCCGAGCCATATGTCGAATACTTCGGCACGATCGATCGGATCGTTGCGCTGTACCTGAATGCCGGAGCCACGACGACATCGTCGACGACGGTTGTTGCGTCCGACACTCTCACGCAGCGAACCCTGACACTCGCAAGTGCAACGGGGTTCGTCGCGGGAGCGACGATTTATGTCGACGTTTTGCCCCAGCAAGAGCGCGCCGTCGTCCAATCGATTTCCGGATCGAACGTCGTCGTGTACCTGCAAAAGGCCCACGTCGGATCGTACCCGGTCACGGTCGACGGAGGCGAGTCGATCATCCGGGAGAAGCTCGCGCAGCTCTACGCGATCGACGAAAAGATTTCGGCCGCTCTCAACACGGCCGGTTTGAAGCGCGTCGACGACATCGAGTTTTACGGTGGCACGAAGGCGACAAGCCAAGCCGTGATGCTTTCGCAACTGCGCGACATGCGCCGCGACGAACTCGCATCCGCTCTCGGAGTCGCGAACCTGCACAGGCTTCGCAGGGGCGGATCGCAGAGCTTTTCCGTCTATTGATTACCGCGTAATCCATTCGGCAACGATTCGTCTTCCCGGTCTCTTGCCACGAAAGATGATGAATTTCGTGATTCGAGTTCCGGAAGGCCATTGTTTTTCCATCCGAACAACCTTGCGCCACGTTCGGAGATATAGAAGGCTCGATCCTCCCTTTTCGGCAAGAAGCGGATCGTCGTTTTTGACGGGGCGATTTGTTCCGCGAAGCCAAAATATTCCAGGACTGTCGATCCAATGTCCGATTTGTTTTTTGCTCATGAACCGATAATACCATGGGATTCCGAGAAGACATCTTGGCGGGGGTCGTCGATCCGCTCCGCTACCTGCCCGACACGACGTTCGGCCTTCGTACGTTCAAGGTCACGCTCGTTCGTCGCGAATGGCAAGCGCTCGGAGCGAATCTTCCCGAAGTCGACGTCGGATCGTACGTGGACGTCGAAACGGTTTTGCAACCGCGTCCGAAGGTGCGCGAACTCGGAGGAGTGTCGACCAACGGCCAGTTCAAGGTCGACAAGATCACGCCGAAAAACACGAGCGGCGGGTACACGCCGAATCAGCTCGTCCCTCCTCCCGAACAGGGTGTCGAATTCTTTTGGAAGCTCGAAGGACCATTCGCGAACGGCGAGAGCGTGCAGGAGTTCGAGGTCGTCTCGCTCGACACGTCCAAACCGTTCACGTACTCGGTCGTTTTGCAGAGTCGTCAGCGTCGTCAGGTGACCTGATCGGATCCTACACGATAGCCGCGATGACCCATGACGAACTCCGGTTTATCTTCGGAGATTGCGACATACGGAGCGCCGCTTCCGTATACGCCGTATCGTACCAATCGGCACGTCGGATTCCCGCAGTGAGGGCACGTCGGAAGATTGCGAAAAAGTCCACCGCAATACGAGCACTCAAATTCACGATTCATGTCCGCGTTGGTGAACATCGGATCCCTTCCTCGGATCCGAGTATGACACCGCTCTCCGCTTTCCGGTATCGATACCGGATTCATTCCAAATGTCTTCCGTCGACTCATACGTAGGAGCCACTCCCGTCCCCTATCCCGTCGGGGATACGGGATCGCCGATCGCCGACCATGCGGTGAACGTACTGCTTTCGTATCTCGGACATTGGCTCTCGGAAAGTCTGGACGACAAACTCCTCGATCTCGGAGGACAGAAGCTCGCAAACGAAACACCGACGAGCGCGTGTCCCGTCGCCAATCGCTTCGCCTATTCGCACGAAACGATTTGGCCCAACAACCCACGTCCCTCTCTCTACCTTTGGTGGGACGGCAACGCGCAGACCATCCCCAAAACGCTCGTCTACGAACTTCGTCAGCGCGTCCTGAACTTTACGTGGATCTACACGCAGATCCGCACACCGAAAAGCGCCGCGCGCAATGGGCTTCTCGCCGCGGTCGATGCGACGATCCGGCGCGCTTTCTTCCGCGGATCGCACCCGACATGGAGCTACTCGGACGGCACGACGACCTATCCCGCGGGGATGAACGCAGGACGTGTGGCGGGTCTCTATGAGTGGCAGATGGGGCAAACCAAGACGGGCATGTTTGCTCCCGTTCCGGAAGTGCCCGGTGGACGCGAAGGACCGGAGCAGAACTTCTACCCGGCTCTCATGGGAACCGTCACGATTTGGGAACGCATCGGAGCCGATAGTTTCGATCGCCAAACGGATGCGAATGCCGAGTCGACGATCGAAGTGAATGCGAGCGAAAATGGAGGGTTCGTCGAAGAACCCATCGCGATCGGAACCTCGATCGTTTCGCATCCGTAGGATTTGCAGGAGAACGGGGTCCGTATCACGGTCCTCCCTGCTCGCCCCGTTCTCCGAACTTTTCAAGACATGTCTTTGTTGCGCGCTTACCTGGACTGATTTTTCTTGTCCGTCACGACCAACAGAAACAGCGTGAAAATCACGGTAATGACGACGAGAGGCCACGCGTTCAGGTTCGCCGTCACCGCATAGACGGTCGATCCGATCAACACGGATTCGATCGTCCACGCCAACATTCGATCGCCCTTTTCATTCATCGCAAATCTCTCCCTTCATCCGGTATCGATACCGGATTCCTTCGATCCCCATTATGGCAACCCGACCCGGAATCGAACCGCCGAAAAGGCAATCCGCGCTCGTCTTCACGACGGCGCAACAGCTCCGTCAGGAGCCCGGTCCTTCGGCTTCCGAGCGATATGCGTTCGTCTTGGAACTCGGAGCGATGTTCGCGTGGACGCTCTACGACGGATCCACGGACGACGGTTTCAATGTCATCGCTCCGTCCGGAGGTCCCGGAAGCGGCCGGTGGAAACGCACGCGATCGAACGATACCGGGACAAATCTGACCGATGCAGCCACAACGATCTACGTCTCCGGAAATCGCACGCGGATTCTTCCCGCTTCGACCCTCACGGCAAATCGTTCTCTCACGCTCGGAACGACGGGTGCGGTTTCGGGAGACGAACTTCTCATCGTCCGCAACGACGCGAACGCGTTCACATACACGATCGTCAACGGCGGAAGCGGCGCGGGCAACGTCGCCGTGATGCCCGCGAACAATCGCGCATGGTGCCGTGCTCGGTTCGACGGGACGAACTGGATCCACATCGGAAGCGCCATCGCTCTTGCCTCCTCCTGAACCTTCCCGCTCCGCCATCCGCGCGGAGTTTCCCTTTTACAAACTCAACAAGGAACCTCATGAAGGAATCCCCTCCCCTTCGCGTGATCGCGGTGCCCGGTCATTTGATCGCCGACGATCTCGCATATCGAAACGGAAATCGTTTCCGTTACGTCGGTCGTTCTCCGACGCCGATCAAGGTCGACCCGTCCGATTCGGAGAATCTCGAACTGCGCTTTCCTCCGATGGAGCGCGACTATCCGAACGACGCGAATCACCGCTCGTACATTTTCCGAGCCCTGCAAAAGGGCTCGCTTCTTCCGTGCGACGAATTCACCGCAAACCAAGCGAAGGCGAAGTTCGTCAAAGCGGACAAATTTTCTTCTTCCAAACCTTCCAAGAAGGCGGGTGAGTGATGGCGGGCTTTGCACTTACGGGAATCGATCCGAACGATCCGCGTCCCGGTCAGGCTATCGAAATTCGACTCGCGACGGGTCAGGGATCCGGCGCAGTCGGCACGCGCAAGATCGCGATCCTCGCTCAGAAAACGAGCGACGGGTCGGAGACCGAAAACGCGATCGACACGCTCATCGCGGACGAGACCGATGCCGTTGCACGCTTCGGAATCAAGAGCGAAATGCTTTCGATGTACCGCAAGTATGTCGAAATCGATCCGACTGCCGAGATCTACGGCATCGCGATCCCGGCACACGGAAGCGGTACGGCATCGACCGTCGACTTCGTTTTCGCGAATGCGGCGACGGGTGCAACGACGCTCGTCATCGAATGGGCCGGACAAACGACCGAAGTTCCCGTCGCATCCGGCGACGCCACGACGACGATCGCCGCAGCGGCGGAAGCCGCGGGCGACGACATGTTCGAGTGGCCCATTTCGTTTTCGGTCTCGTCTTCGACCGTCACCGCAACGGTCGTCTCTCCCATCGGTCCGCGCGGGGATTTCACGCTCGCCGGACTGCGGATGTATTTCAAGAAGAACGTCGCGACGACCGTCACGAAGGGTTCGGTCTCTTCGGGCACGAACGACGACGATCACACGACCGCGCTTTCCGTCCTCGCAACGCGAAACCTGTACTATCAGATTTCGAGCAAGAGCCTCACGGGCACTGCTTCGACGACCGACAACGGCATCGGCGAACATGCGGCGCAAATCACGGCGCTTGCGCTTCCCGCCGTCGGCATCCGTCAGGAATTGCATTTCGCATACGTCGGCCAAGCGTCGAACATCACGAGCTATGCGACGAGCGTCAACAACCCGCGCGTGAAGATGTGGTGGGCACAGGGCACTTCCTGGACTCCCGCCATGGTTGCGGCTCACTGTGCGGCCGTTGCACACTTCAAACGCTTGTCGGTCGTCGCGGCACGGCTCACGGATTACGGTTTGTCCGCGCGCGGAGTGCAGGAGATTTTCAGTATTCCAAAACCGTGGCTCTCCGCCGATCTGCCGACGGATTCCGAGATCCGAAGCGCACTCAACAACGGCGCGACGGTTATCAATTGGACCCCGACGGGTCAGGGGTACATCGTCCGGGAAATCACGACGCGTTCCCTGAACGGCACGGCGAACGACTACCGCGCACGCAGCGGTCATATCGTTCCCGCACTGGATTTCGCGGCCGACTACATCTCCGAACGGGTCTCTCAGGTTGCACAGGACTTCGTCGCGGACGATTTGGCGGAAGGAATTCTGCCGGTCGAAAACACGACGACGCCGCTCTCGGTCAAGGGAGTCGTGCTCGCCGCGATCGACGACCTCGTCGCATTCGCGGGAGGACCGGTGCTCGATCCGAGCGTGCTCGATGCGATGAAAAACTCGGTCGAAGTCCGTCGTCTCACGAACGGCACGTCGATCAAAATGCGCCTCGAAGCCGCAAAACACAACGACAAAACCCAGTACCTCATTCTCGAAACCTCCCCCGGAGTCTGAGAGGAAAACATGGCTCTTCAAGTATACGATCGAGCGTTCCTCTACATCGGGGGACAGCTCGCGGTCGAAGCCGAATCGGTCGAAGTCGAATTCCAGGGCGATCCGCTCCCCGTCGCGACCATCGTCAAGGATTTCGCCGGAGTCACTCCGACGCCGAAATCGGCCAAGGTCAACGTCTCCGAGTTCGTCCCGACCCAAGGGACAAACCTGGACGATGCGATCAAATACTTCCTCGCGACGAAGAAGGTTCAGATCGCGGTTCAGCGCGGCGGATCGGGCAAGATTATCAAGGCCGAAGGGTTCTTCACGGCTCCGAAGATCAGCTCGGGAGCCTCGGATCACACCAAGGCAACGTACTCGATCCTCTGCGAAGCGAAACCTTTCCAATGAAATTCTGGTCAGAGATAAGAAACGTCGCACGACTGGTTTGGCAATTCGCCGATCGGCGAATGAAACCGGAGAGGGGGCCGTTTCCGGATCGCTTATTCCTCTATTTCGGAGGGGAACTGGACACGGACAACGAAGCAATCGAAGTTTCCTACTTTCGCGAGGGAACAAGCTCGGAGCGAATGAAGGTGACCATCGAAAGCCAACTCTTTACAAGAGAAGGTCATCGCGATCGATTGATCGACGCGTGGATGAACAACAAAGGTCTTCCGATTGCCCTTCAATTCGGAGGGTCCGGAAAAATCCTCAAAACCGAAGTTCTCGTTTCGGATTTGAAGATCGTCGGTTCTTCCGAATCGTCGCGCATGATTTGCTCGCTCGTGGGCAACGTCGCACCTTTCCAGTGACACGAATCCGGTATCGATACCGGAAAACTTCCATCCGTGCTCCTGCCTCCCGACAATTCCAAAGCCGAACCTGCGAAGGTTTTCCATGCGATGCTTTCGCGGGTTCCGGTTTGGCCTATCGATTGGACGATCGACGGCATCGTCGATCCGCTCTTCGTTCGCGCCGTCGGATCGCGCGAATGGATCGCGCTTCATCGTGCGATCGGCGAGAGTCGCGGGAGGGCACGGACCGACGCGGAGTTCGCCCTTCTTGCGCGGGTCGTCGTGGATGCCGATTGCCGCTCCGTATTCGACCCGCCGTCGCTTCTTCGGTCTCTCTACGACCACGAAGTGGACCGGCTCTCCGAAGCCGTCTCCGACGCCCTTTCCATCGTCTCGCCGACGTATGCCGTGTGCGACGTAGAGAAGTGGATCGGATACCTGAAGAAGGGGGCGATGCAGCCGGAGAACTGGTGCGACATGCTCAGTTTGTCCGGCTGCTGCTCCATCTCATTCGGGTTCGGCAAGGGCATGGTCCACGCGCGGCACGATCCGGAAACGTTCTTCGGAATGCAGCGACGGGAGCTATTGGATTGTCACTGGATCGCATACCACGCGGCGCGTGCTGCCTATGCGGATTTGACCAAGGGCTGATCAGCGTTTCGTCGCGTTATCGATCGCCGCGAGAAGCTCTTCGTGACGAACGATGCGAACACTTTCGACCAATTCGATCCGGACAAAACCCGCACGCGACGTGCTTTTGATGAAAAGTTTTACTGACGAAATTCGCGGTTTCTGTCGCTCTTCGTAGTTCTTCGGGATCTCGTCGAACGTGTTGAGGTCGCATATGACTTGCATGCATCCGCGTACGCAATTATTCGCGTTCTGGACTGCCGGTCGGAATTGCGAACCGAGCACCGTACACAATTTATCGCCGACTTCGACAGTCACATACGAATCGCCGTAACCGGATGCCGACGAAACGGTCAAAAAATTTCCGTTCGTTTGCGGCGCATCGTCGCCGGATTTTCGCATCGTTGGTACCGCGTAAGCGTTCAACACATTGATCGTTCTCATCGCTCACCTTCCCTTCATCCGGTATCGATACCGGATTCCTTCTTCCCCGTATCATGTCCACCATGACCACCGCAACCGAACACAAATCCAAACTCGCGCAGCAAATCGAATCCCGCAAGCCCCATCGACGGGAGTTCGATCTCCAAGGATTTCCCGGCATCGACAAGGGAAAGATCGTCCTTCAAATCCAGAACAACGGCGACACGTCCGACGCGCTCGTCGTGGCCTATGGGATGCGAGACGCGGAGGCGAAGAAGCATTCGGCGATGGCGGACAACGCGTCGCTCTTCGCCGATCTGAACCTCATCTCGGTTCTGCATCGCGCGGCCCGCGACCCGGAAAAACCCGACGAGTTCCCCGCGTTTCCTTCGCCCGAATGGATGCGAAGAAACCTGCACACGCACGAACTTTCGATTCTGCGAAACCTGTACAACGCGTTCGTCGCGGAAGTTTTCCCGGGACGAATCGATCTGCTCGCGAGTTCGGAGAAGCTTCTGGACTTCGTCCGCACGGTGCATGCGAATGGGAAAAACGATTCGGCCGATGTCGCACTTGCCGAGTTTTCCTTTGAGGTTTTGAAGGAGTGCTTCATCCGCACATGCGTTTTCTACGGCGACATGGAAGCCGATTTGAAGGTCGTGCAGTCCGAGAACGCGATGCTGCGATCGGCGGGAATCAAGACGAAGGACGAAGAACCGGAACCGACGGAAGGTGCCCTTTCGGTCTACGCGGTTCGTCTTTTGGCAGAGACCGCGAATACTCCGCTCCAAAACGCGATGGCGATGGACGCGGCCGAAGACGTCCACACCGAACGTCAGGTCGTCGTTGCGATGCGAATGCTCGGATGGAGCGAGAACAGTCCGGCTTGGAAGCGGGTCATCGGTAGCGAATGACAACCGATTCGATCGCGTCCTTTGCTTCTTCGTAAGAGCAAGTTCCCGTTTCTGCAATTGCACGCGCCTTCCGTTCGATTTCGTCTTTCCATTCGACCAACGGATTGAATGTTCGGTTGCTTTGTTCCAAGGCACGAACCACAAGTTCGATCGTGTCGACGTCGAATACGTCGCCTCCTAAACCGTAAAATTCGATTGACGAAATCGTCCCATATCCCAGTGAGGTTCGTGCTTGCATAGGTTCCGATCATGTTCGTTTCCGTCGACATCTCCGAAGTGACGGCACTTGAAAAGAAGGCCGATCGCGAACTCGATCGGATCCTTCCGATCATGCGCGGAGCCGTCGCGGTTCGTGTCGAACAGGAACGACAAACCCACGCATACAACAACTACACGGGCAATCTGGAGAAGTCGACGATCTCGTACGACGCGGCCGATCCGCACGACGATCCGATCGAGGTGCATGCGGAGATGGGCATGCACTATGCAACCCACGTCGACGAACGGGGACGGACGAACTTTCGCTCCCTCATGAAGGGAGCCGCGAAGAACATCGAAACGCGGCTCGTACGCATGTCGGAAGGCTTGGCGAAGAAGTGAAGTTTTCGGTCGAAGACACGCTTTTGTTCGTCGCCTATGCCGTCGTGATCCTCGCCTTCGTCCTCGCCCTTTTCGGTTGACGGTTTCCGGTATCGATACCGGAAAGTTTCCATTCCCCATGGCCGATATAAAGTATCATTTCATCGCCGATGGTCAGGCTTCCGTTCGCGATGCGTTCAAATCGATCGGCGACGAAGCCCGGAGTTCGTCGAAGGCGATCGAGCAGGGGATGCGCGCGATCCGCGCGTCGAACCGCGCGACGTCGGCCGACACCCTCAAACAACAGAAGGCGGAAAGCGAACGCGCGAAGGTCGTCGAATCGGCGATCGACATCCGGCGCAAGCAGGCCGAAGATCTCGCCAAGCGAGTAGCGCAAGACCAGGCAATCCAAGCCAAGATCACGGCATCGCAGCGCAAGGAAGTCGACAGGCGCCAGAAGGAAGCCGCGCGCGACATCGCCAAACGCGAAGCACTCCAAGCGCGCGATCGGACGAACGAGCAGCGCCATGTCGAACGGCTCAATTCGATTCGCGATCGGCAAGCGCAACGCGAAGAGCGGGACAAACAAAAGCTCCAAGCGCTCGAAAACCGCCATCGCGAAAAGCTCGAAGCGTCGAAGTCGAAATACGACGAGATCTTCCAAAAGCGCAAAGACGCGATCCACGAATCCCGCGCGGCCGAATTCAAGGCCGGAGCACGCGGCGCGTTCATCGGCGGAAGCGCGGCCGTCGTCGCGTCCACGTTGGGCGTCGCGGGTTCCGCCGCTCGTCAATCGCTCGCGCTTCATGAGATATCGAATCGACTCTCCATCTCGGCTCGCGGCGCGGGCGAAGAAGCGGTCGACCCGGCCAAACTTCGCAAGGAGTTCGAGCAGACCGCGGCGAAGACTCCGGGCATTTCCGCGATGTCGATCGCGAATGCCGTTCAGCAGTTCGTCACCAAGACGGGCAGGCTCGACGTCGCACGCGGATCGCAGGACGTGTTTGCAACCGTCGCGAGCGCGACCGGATCGAACGTCGAAGACATCGCGGGAGCCGCGGCCGATCTCTTCCAAAAATTCGACATCACGAAAATGGAAGACATGGCCGATGCCATGGCGGCCCTTGCGTTCCAAGGGAAAAACGGCTCCTTCGAGTTGAAGGACGCGGCTTCGCAATTCGCTCGCCTTTCGTCCGCCGCGGCTCGGTTCGGATTGGACAAGGGATCCGGCGGAGTGAAAACCCTCGGAGGACTAACCCAAATCGCACGCGAAGCGACCGGCTCTCCCGAGCAGGCGGCAACCGCGATCGAGGCGATGTTTCGCCAGTTCACCTCGTCCGAAGCACTCAAAAAGTTGCGCAAACTCGACGGCGGCGGAGTCAATCCCTTCGTCGACAAGGGACAGACCAAGACGAAGGAAATTCGCGAACTGCTCGTCGAAACGATTTCCAAGGCCGGAGGCAACCTGGAAAAACTCCAGGGCATCTTCGGAGACGAAGGCATCCGAGCGATCTCTCCGATCATCACCAAGTTCAACCAGGCCAAACAGACGGCATCCGTCGGAGGTGCATCCGCGAAAGATGCAACCGAAGCCGGTGCACAGGCCGCGCGCGATTATCTCGCGAAAATGATCGATGCCCCCGGCGACTACGCGGAATTGCAACGCGATGCGGCACAAGCCCAGCAAGACGCAAGCGCGAAGCTTTCCAACGCGTGGGAAAAGATCGTCGCGGGTTTGTCGGATGCCGCGATTCCCGCCATCACGTCGTTCGTCGAAACGATCGAAAATTCCCCCGGTACGATCGAAGCGTTGATCGGCACGATGGAAAA